GGAAGCTCGTAAGCTATCCAGACCGAGCGGACCTGCTGTCCGCCCTCAGGTTCGTGCTTACGCACGATGGGATCCTATGAGTAATCATAGAGGTTTATGTCTCATGTAACTTGCTTCCACCCCCCCGCACTTTCGCCTTGCGTTCTGGCGATGAAGGCCGTTTACCCACATCCCAAGATTGGTATAGTAAGACACTATACAACCCGGAATACGGGAGTCGAAAGACAGTGCAGTTAGGATGTTGGATTTATTAGCGAAACTTTCTTTCCGTGAGGAAATTAAGTCTCAGTTGTTTTATACCAAGTATGCCAAGTAGGACTTACAGAAACACGATCACTGTAGGAAATTCCCAGACATAATAGATATTACATCTGAATAAATCCTCCGTTTTTATGCTTCAAGCCTAATTGTTATACTTATCTAATGGTGTGGACTAGAATGACTCTAGATTGGAATTGCTCCACCTTTTATTAGGTGCACAAGAAATTTCTAGAAGAGACGGGAAGCCTTCTCCCGATCTGCTCCCCAACTAACGTTGGAAAGAGGGGTCGAAGTTTCAAATCAAACCAACAACACTTAATTTTCATGATATTTTTCATACCATTACTCACTAAGGTTGCGGTAAGACCGTTTCACTCCAGTGCTACACTCTACCTTCTCCAGAACCACAAATTGTTTCCGAAAGTGGATTGGGAGAGAGTCGATGCAGGCAACTACGCATGCGTAGACCCGGTTAATCCCGGGGTAATCTTGTACCTTTCGGAGCAAGATTACATTGTGATGGTGCGAGTAGCCATAACGTCTAATAGAACCCTAAAGGTCCTAGCGGCGCCAGGTGAAAATCACACCTCATCCACAACTTCTCAAGATCCTTCTCAAAATTCCCCTACACTTTCCCCCTGGGAGACGGTCCTAAAACTAGGCCGTCGGACCTCAGAAGGTAGTGCAGGTAAAACACGCTTTCTCAATTTATGGAGATCAGTGATGCAACCCTTCTTTTCGAAGGTGAAAGCAACCCGTTCCACAATTAAGGGCGAGATCGGAATTTCGATGATCGGACTGACGCGTGAAAACGTAGCTCAGTGGTTCCATACATGGCATGACTTAGTGTCATGGTGGAGCCGTGGCTCACAACTGACCACTGTCCAGAAAAACGAACGAAATTCGTTCGGGGCTTATCTTTCGGTCATTCTTAGGAACAACGGTATAAACCATCTCATAGCACGATTGAAAATCATGCTATTTGTTGTCAATGCCTACCTTGGAGGTAGACGGTTGACTTCAACTGAAGATCTTGGATTTAGAATCCGTCTTCAGAAGGGTCTTCCTGCTGCTTTGCCTAGAATTGTACGAGCCGGTATTCGGTTCGGGAATAAACATTACATCCATATTTGGACGTCAATGTTATTCTCTTATAAAGGCCTCCTTGGTTCCTGGCAGGAGCCTCATTTAGCTGATGGTACAATTGCTTCACCCCACCCTGAACTCCCTGCGAACCTGCTCAAGGCTTTCCATGACTTCTGTGGGGTTCTTTGGCACACGCTGCGTCTAGCATCAGCCCCCGAGCCTAACTTTAAGATTAAAGGAACATTCTTCTCTACTCATGCAGGACCAAATCACCCTGTTACTGTGCTTGGAGCCGGAATAGATGCCTTCCTTTGGGAGGCACTTGACCGATTCGGTTTTAAAAAGACCGGGTCCCAAGCAACTGGTATCAAGGAAAATCTGGACATCATGGGTCCTAACTCTTGGACGGCGGAAGCCATCCGACAAGTTACTGGAGTTTCCCGGAATTATATCCGGGAGTGGCTAGAGGCGACAGGTCAACCCGATATTTGGAAAAATATCAGATTAACTGCCAAAATGTTCGCTCTCAATAATAGAGTTTTACAAGGGGTCAAAGATGCTAATGGCCTTTTTACGGTCATATCTGCGGCGGGCAAAGAAACCAGAGCTTTCTCTGATTCTTACTTATATCGTTTCTTCGGGCTAAACACCCGAGGATACAAATTTAAGAACCCGACCCTGCAACGACTTCATAATTTATATGAGGCCGCCGGCAAGGTCCGGACAATCGCGATAGTGGATTACTGGACTAATTTTGTCCTGAAACCCCTCCACGATTGGATGTTTCAAATACTTGCTCTCTTTCCACAGGACGCCACTTTCGACCAAGAGGGTAAGGTTCGCGAGTTCGCGAGTAGAGGCTACACAGATGTGTACTCATATGATCTAAAATCGGCTACTGATCTGATACCTTTGGCTCTATATAGAGCCTTATTTTCTGGGAAATTTCCCACAAAGGTATTGGAACTTTGGTTCGACCTTTTAGTGAATAGAGATTTCCTTGTACCTCGTACGACCGTGAAGAAATTCCCTAATCATCCGGCAAGGATACGTTATAATACGGGACAGCCGATGGGAGCTTTAACAAGTTGGGCATCGATGGCATTAGTGCACCATGCACTAGTACTCTATGCAGCTGTTCTTGCGGGCGCTATTGCGCCCTCGAAACTCCTCACTTTCGTGGACTATATGGTCCTCGGAGATGATATTGTTATAGCAAACGAAGCTGTCGCTAAAAGTTACGTGTCCCTAATGAGGGCTTTACGAATTCCTTTATCTCTAGCCAAGTCGCACATTTCCGATATTGGTATGTTCAACTTTGCTAACCAAACATTCGTAAAAGATGTCAATGTCTCCCCCGTTTCATTACGGGAAGAGATAAACGCTACCTGTCTACCAGAGCGGATCGAATTGATCCTGCGCATGGCTAGGCGTGGTTGGATGGATTTAGCAAGTAGGACATGGGTCATTCCTCTAATGAAGAAACTCGTAGGACCAGAAATTTGGTTCCACCTTCAACCGGAAATCCGGTCTCGAGTGGTTCCGCCTGTTCTCCGTTGGGCTCTGAGCACCATCTTGACACCAGGCACAACCCGAATTGGGTTCGCTGGTTTAAAGTCAGTAACGCTTGAGATATACTTAGGAGCTATGCTCCGAAAGCATGATCTTTGGTCGTTTAAGATGGCTCGGTTCGGCGATATAATCGACCGAAACCGTACTCAGGGCCTCCTAGTTTCCATTCTAGGGAGATATGTCAATGCCGTCTACAGAGAATTTCTACTCAGCCGAAAACGGCTGGAGAGTTTCCCACTATGGGTAACCAAAGTGGTATCTGTAGATCTTGAATGGTTATTCCTTCGAATCTTCGAGGAAGCTAAGAGCGAGGCTTTGCAGCGCTGGACGGCGACATATCGCATCCCTTTAAAAGAGATACAAGTATGTGCGAACTTATCCAAATTCACTGTCGATGATATCATCGCAGGAACCGGACGCCAATGGGAGGATTTAATCCCATTCGTCACAGATGCAGAAGCCAAGTTGCCCCTAGTCCCTGATTTTTCTCAGGAAAACCTTGAAGCATTGACAGGATTACAGACAGGGGGGCTGGGTGCAAACACCGAATTCGATGCGGCTCGAGAGAGCTTCATGAGAGTTACCAACATCCTAGGAATGATTGATCACTTAAGTTCCTCTGGGGCTCCTGGCTTTGTGAAGCCTGGGAATTCATCCCAATCATCGGAAGAAAGTTTTACTTTCCCCGACAAATAAGATCCCAAAGTTGTCTTGCTTTCAATCAAGCACAGAGGTGGGGCAGGGTCTCTGAAGGCCTGCTCGGGTG